TATCACTAACTCCAATGCCGCGAACTGCACTTCGTTGACTATAAGCACATACCGCAGGGATTTCGCCCATTTCGTTGGCTTCAACAACTTCGCTAACAAGTTCACGCTTGTCATAATCAACTACCCAAGTGGTAATTGTTTCTGGAGTCCATAGTTTAATGGTCTGCACAGAGCCGTTAATGTCTTCAATGTATTTGAACTTCTTTAAATCATAGTAGCCTGAACTACTGCGTTCCCAACGCCAGTCAAGAACACTTAATGGATTCAACATTACCAAATATGGACGCACACCATTAGCAACTTCATCAGCACGGGTTAATGCACCAATGTTAGGTTTGACAATCATGATCCAGCAGTGACCAAACACTGAAGTCCATGTTGAAATGTCTTTCATGAAACTATCTAAGCTACGGCCTTCCATGTCAGCATCACGCATGAAACTGTCAATCTCAGGCATGTCAGCTGGCATTGAACCAAAATCTCGTTCAGGATCTTCTTTAAACAAGAAACTGTTGTAGACATCAACAACGCCTTTACAGTGATTCTCAAGTGGAGTGGTTCTTAGGCGTGCAGAGTATTCTTTGTCTGTTTCCAATTGATATCGTGTTAGGTGTTGACCTCGTTTGTAGTCTTCACCACCAAGATAACTTTCCAACAGATAACGCCATTGTGTTCTATTGTATGCATATTGACGATTACCAGAAGCGATTCGCCCCAGTTGTTCGTCCACTATCTGCATTGTGCTCATTAGGCTATTCCTTTCAATTTATTGCGTGGCCCCAGCGTGTGGGTGCCGTTGAGTTTGGATTTATGTCTCTGCGAACAGGGAACACATAATCAATATAATAACGGATACTATCACTGAAGTGATCATAACCTGAATCCTTGTCAGGTATGCCGTTGCTTCCTTCTTTATAGGTGTGCTTTTCAAGACTTTCTAAGATACGCTTACACTTAGGATCTACAAAGAATGAGACTTTGCCATCTGCTGAGCACAACTTACTATTTACAGCATTTATACCATCGCGGACGGGGTTGTGGCTTCGTGGTGCCTTGACTACGAATCCTGCGTTTGCCAAGATGGTGTGGTCAGTAACGCCGCTGGCCGCTGAGGTTTTACGGGCTGATCCTGCGGGATCTGGGTAGACGAAGATCTTTGTTCGCGGATATCTTGTAGTAATTTCTTCCACGACTTCTGCGGTGTTAGAAGAAGGCATGGCGATTTCATCAATGGCATGGATTGTGTTTCCTTCCTGTGCAAATATTGAAGCTGACATTTGTCCCACATTAAAGTCCAAGCCTATGTGCAGAACCTGTGGAGTTGGTTGTTCCCAAGTTTTAATGTTCTTGGCACGGTCAAATGCATAGTAAATTCTATTCGCGTATTCTTCAAATGTTGCTTCGTATTCTTGGCGGAAGGTGCGTGGATCCAAGTCACGGCGTGCGGAATCAATTTCATCTTCTGAAACATTGCCACCTTGGATAGTTGTGTATTGGAAACTTTCCCATTGATGTTCAGTTGGGTCCAGGCCTTTTAAGTATAAGTCATAGGCCCAGTTGCGACCAATAGGTGTGGAGATGAACATTGCTGTGCCCTTGCGGTCACTGAGTGTTGGACGAATAACACTTGTCCATGCTGATTCATCAATAAAAGCAAACTCATCAAATACTGCAAAATCTAATGATACACCACGCAGGCTGTCAGGATTATCTGCACCACGCAGGCTAATCTTAGATCCATTCTTAAGAGTAATGCTGAGATCACTTTCATTGATCTTGCTGACCCAATTCAAGTCTTGTAGTTTATACTTGAGATTGTCCCAAACAATTTGCTTGCACATGCGATATGTGGGGGCAATATACCAAGCAGTCTTGCCAGGTAGGCGTGCGGCTTTGGCCAATTCACGCACGGCCAAGTGTGTCTTACCAAAGCGGCGACCAGCAATCACCACGCGAAAACGGGCCATGCTGTCTACAATTGCTTGCTGTGGTTTACTTAGAGCCATGTGTTAATCGTGCCAAGGTAAGATCTTGTCTGCGTCTGTGTTGGTTGGGTTATCGCTTTGTCCCAACATGTTCTTGCCCAGCCAAATTAACATTGCAACATTACCACCCAATGCGGCTTTGAGTTGTGCTTGGCGTAGTTTTTGCTTTGTTTCCTCTTGGGCTTTTGCGATATATTCCTTAAAGTTGTAGGCCAGAGTGTTTTCATGGATACCAAACCATTCTGCTATTTCGCGATTTGTGCATCCCAAGCTGGCTAGATAATATACTTCATCTGGTGGAACTGTGCGTTGATTTGGGGCACGGCCAACAATCAAGCCCTGTTTGGTAACTGTTCCCCATTTTTGTGCTTGCCTACTCTTAAACTCCCAGCGGTGTGTGGCTTTCTGCTCAGGGGCTTCTGCCGTTATTTCTAATTCATCAGAGTCGTCACCAATGGTCGTAGGTTTATTGTCATTCATTTCCATAAATTTATTTATTAGGTATTTTTCAGCGTATACCAGCCCTGGTTTGTATAAACATCCAGCACATCACTAAAGTAACTCGCATACTGTGGTCTTGCGGCGTCCAGTGTGTAGTTCATGCCATAGCGTCTGCAAATACCTGGATTGATGGCTCCTGCCCTGGTATCTGTGATGGCTGTGACAAAATGCTGAAATGTTCTACAGCGATATCCTGTTTCGCCTTGTTGATTGAATTCACCAAATGCGCCCCAATCTGGTGAAATAACTGGTGTGCCACTTAGCCAGGCTTCAAACATTACCCCGCCCAAGGGTTCGCTATAGCGACTGGCTATGAATAAACTTGCGGCATTGGCCAGTAATTCTTTGCGCTTTTGTGTGTCTGCGTAACCCACCACTGTAACATGATCAGGAGTAGTGTTGTAACCCAAGTCTTGTAGTGAACCCTGTCCTGCAATGATTAACTGTTGTCCCGCGGCTTGGGTGGCTTCAATAGCAATGTCCACGCCTTTGTTGTAGCCAATGCGTCCTAAGTATAAGCAGTAATCTTGTTTGTATGGTTCGTATTGAAAGTCTTCTGGATCAAAGTAGTTGGGAATAACTGTGTGATACCAATCTTGGTTGCAGTAGTTAACAGCATTGATGCCTTCTACTGCGGCTCGTAGAGTGTAACTTTCGTATACCCTCCAGCGAGCAAATCCTGATCCATTGCCAATGCCACCTTCAATGAATATTAGATCAGTTAGGCTATCAGCAATAGCTTTGTGCCCCATGCCCCAAAAACTTACAATGATATCATAAGGTTGTTTGATATCCTGGATGGCTTTTATAGCATTCTGATTAAATGTTGTATGGGCATAATCATTAACATTATAATATCCACCAAACCCACGGGTCTTCCAACTTTGATTGTCAACATAATCATCGCCGTATGATTTTCGTAGCACTTCGTTATTTGTAACACTAATATGTGTTACATCAGATGATTTATGAATTAGACTATCTTCATGACCAATGTGAATAATGTCATGGCCGTGGCCACTCATCATCTTAACGAATTTAAGGACCTTTTGTGTAAATGCACATCCTACAAAATCTGGATGTGTAACGGTATGAGGAACACCTAAAACTATTAAACGCATTTAATTTTGACTCCTGAATTCCAAGCAGGTTTTCCAAAACGAGGATGTAAATCGCCCTTGCGACCTAACATTGAATTATTGGGTCTTGTTTTATTTCTTTCTCGTGTATTCTCGCTTCTTGTGCCACAATAGATATTAGAAAGACTATATGGTCCTTCGTCTTTGAATCTACACATGCATTTTTGATTTTTATTATGCTGTGTAGGAATATCTTTGTCTATTCCGTGATCTAGCCACCATTTATACCATTCATCAAATGTTAATTCCCACTTGATATTTCTAAATCCTGCACGACCTTTTTGATCGTAGAAGCGTTGTCTTGCGGCCCAGTGAGGTGCTGGGTTTTTTGGTATTGCCATATGTGTAATCCATAAATCTGTTATTGATATTTATGGAAATGAGCAGGACAGGAAATTTTACAACTTATACTTTAGTATAGCCAAAAAGAAATCCCTGAGCATGGCCTACCCAGGGATTTCATAGCTTCTAAGAAAAATTAAAATGACCACAAGCATGGTCAAAAATATTTATTCCTGTGTGAACAATTGATTGTAGTTAGTTGGCTCAGCTGTGTCTTTGGGCGTGGGTTTGACAGCATTTGGACGATTTGGCACCTTGCGGCCGTAGTATCTATTTGTAATTTCGCGTATACTCATGGTTAGACGCCAGGCAGTGGATTTGTTTGCAAAACGATCTAATGCTCTTGCTTGACCTGATTCTAATACCATCTTGGCGGACTGTATAGCATCACTGTCACTTACACGAAAAATGTCTGGCTCTTCCTTACGCATAGCATCCAGGGTTGATATGATATTATGCCAATCCTCGTTGCTTCTCTTGTGAAGCCAACCCTGCCATATTCGCGGGTCATCTTTGGTAATCCCGCCTTGTGCTTTACAGATATCATTTAGTATATCTGTGATTGCATTTATTAGTATTCCGCCTTCTAAGATCTTATTTGACATTTGGTCTCTCCTGTAAGTCTTGGAGGGCGGCTTCAAACGCCTGTCTTGCTGATTCCACACGATTGTCTGTGAGTTCAATGGCATGTAAGTCAGGTGCTAACTTGTTTAGAATTAGTCTGTCGTATTTGAATACCAATTCATGGTCCGCACGCTGTTTGGCCTCCAAGTAGTTCTGCACAGCCACTTCATGAAATCCCAAGCCCATGACTCGTTCAAATTCCTGTAGCAATTCACCCCATGATGTTTTATTATAAGCCCCACGAGGTCTGCCTGCACCTGGTCTTACACCGCCGTGCTTGTTTTCTTTTTGATCTTTTTTCAAGTTGATTTCCTCCATACTTTATTTATAGGATATAGAGGAAATGGGAGTTTTTGGATTAACGGGGTCGTCCTTTGATTCTAGCCATTAGGGGAGTTAATGGC